ATGGCCCAGCAGCAGCTTGTTCAGCAGCGCCTTGTGAAGCAGGGAGCCCGTGGGCGATGGTGCTTCACTATCAACAATTATTCTGCTCATGAGGAAGATGCTGTGAAGGCCCTCGCACCTTTAGCTAAGTATTTGATTTGTGGGAGAGAGGTGGGTGAGAATGGTACACCTCATCTTCAAGGTTTTGTTAACCTGAAGAAGAAGATGCGGTTTAATGCTATGAAGACCGCCCTATGTGGCCGCTGCCACCTTGAACCCGCCCGGGGGGATGATTGTAGCAATCAAAGCTATTGCAGTAAAGGGGGAGATATCCTCATTGAGGAGGGGGTGCCACAGAGAGAGCGGCAGAGGACTGACCTTGCATTGGCGTGCGAAAAGCTCACAGAGGGAGGTGATATCCGCCATGTTGCTCGAGATCACCCGGAGACTTTTGTGAGGTATTTCAGAGGTCTGCTTGCTCTTCAGCTCTATCACCCTGATCTGCACAAGCCGCGGGATTTTAAGACTGAAGTCTTTGTTTATTGCGGCCCCCCGGGCGTGGGCAAGTCCCGACTTGTTCATGCACTTGCTCCTTCCGCTTTTTGGAAACCACGTGGTAAATGGTGGGACGGTTACCATGGCAACCCAGATGTTATTTTGGATGACTTTTATGGTTGGTTGCCTTTTGATGATCTACTGCGCATGTGTGACCGTTACCCTCTTACTGTTGAGACAAAGGGCGGAACTGTGAATTTTGCCGCCAAGAGGATCTTCATCACCAGCAACAAGAACCCGGAAGAGTGGTATTCTGATGAGATCACCAACAAGGACGCCCTCTACCGCCGGATTACTGAACTACACATGTGGACTGGGACTTGCTTTGAAGCACCCCCTCCTCGACTGATGTGGCGCCACAAGATCAACTATTGATTAGCCCGAAGCATGGCGGGGGCTGGGGCCCCGCCATGCGAGGGGACTCTGTTCATAGCCCGAAGCGCGGGCGGGGGCCCGCGCGAGGGTCCGGTTTTCCCCCCTCCCCGAGCCAGTTTAGTAACCTTTCGCGCCGGAGGCGCCGCCCGAGCCCGACCGAAGGGAGGGCCGGGTAAAGAAGATTCAGACATTGCTTTTGGTTCAATAAAACAATTTTATTGATTACAATTATGGATTGATTTTTTGTGTCCCTGTTTCATAGTCAAATTCTTTAAATTCAATGTATGCATCAATGTCATATTGCATTGATATTTTTGAACTCTCCAACCACTGCCTCATGCTGATGGAGATTCCCTGCCAGTGGACATTGCTGCCCAGGTATGTAGATACCCAGGGCTGTCCTTTCAGCAGGTATGGAAACATGCCTGATTCCTTGAGGGCTGATTGCAGGAGAGGCTTCGGTCTGAAGACCCTTTTGAATCCGTGCCGGGCATTGAATGCCCTCCTTGATGATCTATTCATCAACGGGTCATATGTAAGAGGACCCTCATTCGCGGATCCTTTTGGGTCCAGACTCGAATGGCTCGTATCTCCTCTGCCCTCGTCTTCTCCATCCAGGTCCAGTGCTGTGAATCCCATCACATTTTCCAGTCCTTGTATGGGCTGGTTAATCCACTTACCCTTCATTACTATTTTTTTGATTCTGTAGTATCTGAAGGGTGGCAAGTGGTTGGGAGTGTAAAGCGGAAGTGTTGTGGGCTTTTTGCTTTCTTTGATGAATTCCTCAAGTGTGAAATACCGGTGATCCAGGTTCCATCCGAGGGTTGTATTAGATCCCGATGCTGAGGGGGTGGCGTTGACGAAATCCACAGTTGTGGTGTGGTGGAACCGAAGATGAATGGTCTTGTTCCCCCAGCTCCTCCTTTTTCTGCTGGGATGAACACGGCGCCTGCGCCAAAACCTTCTTCGTCTTCCCATTCCATATCTTCCACGCCTGTGTCTGAATCTTCTGTAGGCTCCTGAGTACCGCATGGTTGCCACTCCATCTGCTCATATGTTGGTTCCTCTTTTTGGTCCTCGCTTTTATCGGTTACCTAGGAGATATGCAAATTATGGCCGATGCATGACAGACCACACCCACTGTAGCCGCAGAGCCGGGTATAGTATTACCCGGCTCTGCGGCTACAGCTACAGCAGCTACAGCTCTAGCC